TGCACCACCACCTGCGTAAGCAGCACCACCACCACCAGCTACTACTAAAAGGTTACAATCAGTAGTTCTTGGTTGAGCAGTAAATGTTCCTGAAGAATTGAATGTAGTAATTTGCTCTGCTTGAGTTTCTGAAGTTACTGCTTGTACTGCTCCGATTAATCTAGGCATTAGTTACTCCAATTTCCTTGTTTAACAGCATCGTATACTGAATTCATATCCCATATTCCTGATCCTACGCCTAAACCTTGTGCTTCTTTTACGATAACAACACCTGAACCACCTGCTGCACCTGCTCCTGGTGGGGTTACATTAAATGCATTACCACCACCTCCACCGCCACCAGTGTTAGTTGTTCCAGCAACTGCCCCTATTCCTGGTCCTGGTCCAACTGGATGTGGGGATGTATCAGCGCCTTGACCGCCGCCACCAATACCACCGCTACCTCCAAGAGAATATGCCCAACCACCACCGCCTCCGCCACCAGCATAGTAAATTGGTGAGCCTGTAATACTTGAGGATAAACCAGCACCGCCTGGACCACCGTTTGTTATAGGTGCAGCATCGACTGCAGGAACTGTTGGTTCAGGTCCACTTATATTACCATTGCTACCTGGTGAACCAGCACCTCCACCCCCTGCTCCACTAGCATATTTAGGGTATATGTGGTTATTAGTACCGCCTGGATTACCTTGACCTGGAACGCCTGTTCCTGCTGAAGCTGGATATGAAGGTCGAATACTTGTAGTTGCACCTGTTCCTCCGCCTGATCCACCTGGACCTGCAGAATCTGCAAATTCTCCACTGGCTTTACTTGATGTACCATAACCACCGCCTTCTGAAGTTATTGGAGTGGGTGTGCCTAAAACTGAATTTGAACCTTTAGTACCATCTGCACCTGTGGGGTCTGATGGGTAAGATGCACCACCTGCTCCGCCGCCGCCTACTACTACTGGGTAAGGTGAGCCACCAACAACAGGATTACCTGTAGCTGTTCTAAAGCCACCTGCACCACCACCGCCTCCGAAAAATGCGCCTCCACCACCGCCACCTCCTGCGACAACCAAGTATTCAACTTCGGTTGTATAAGGAGCAGTTGTTAGAGTGCCAGTAGAATTAAAGGTGGTTATAACTTCAGGTTGAACGACTGCTGGATTATCGACACCTACTATTCCGCCATTAGAATTAGCCATGGTTAGACCTCATTCCATTGCAGATTAGTAGCATCCCATTCGTAATTGGTTGTAACTATTGGATCACCAGTATAGGTTTCTCCTAGCCATTTTTGATTATCTTCATCCCAAGATGTAAAAACTATATTGGAATCTATTTCTGTAATTGTTGGATGGGTAACTGGTGCTTCCCAGTCATCGTTAGAATCTAATGACCAAGAAGGAAAAGGTTGTGGTGAAATAAATTTATTTTTACTTGCATCATAGGTATGACCTATACCTGCATATTGTTTTCTAAAATTATTGTTGTATGAAGTTTGTTTCCAAGCAGTACCACCTGTTGAATGTGGAACGATAGATGCTACAAATGTTTCTGCTTCAGAAGATAATTCTCCTCCGTTAGCTTCTACATCATCGTTGGATATTACTATTACTCGTAATACTTCGTTGCTTGAATTAAGTTCTGCAAAGTGAGCCATATTTGTACTCCTTAAGCGTCATCTAGTTCTTCGTAACTAATGGTGTAAGTTAAATCTCCATTAGCACTTGCACCACCCTCTAATACATCTCCTTCTTCAAGATAGATGCTTGAGTTCTTATCAATAAGAACCAAAGTAGCATCTGCTGGAACAGAGATAGTTGAAGCAAATAAAACTACTGAACCACCACTTTTGATAATTCCCATTGATACATCAGCAGCGTTAGTGCCATCAATGTTTGCAACGACAATGCTATTAATTTTAATAACCTTATCACTTGCACAAGTTAATAGATCAGTTGTGAGAGTTGTTGTTAAAGCTCCATTTATGCTATTTGCATATATCGAAGTTACATTTACTAAATTTGGATTTGCCATAATATTGTCCTAATTTTATCCGAAAACCAAAGCCATTGCTATAGCTTTTCCTGTTGTTGCTTTTGTATCAAGCTGACTTTGTATGCCAGATGTTACCCCATCAGTATAATTTAACTCTGTTCCTGTTGCAGTAATTGTTACACCGCCAATAGACAAAGTTCCAGTTGAGTTTAAAGTTCCACTAGATGATAGTGTTCCTGCAACTGTTAAAGTTTTACCAGAGCCAACATTAAGGCCCACGCTTGTTCCGTTTCCTGCATCAGCAAAAATACCATCTAAAGTATCGAGGTCGGTGTTTAATTTTCCGCCCCATGTATCGGTACTTGCTCCAACCTCAGGCTTGGTTAAATTTAAGTTAGTTGTAAATGTATCTGCCATATTATTATGCCGCTTGTTCTTTTGTTAATTGAGTCCAGGTAGTATCAGGATTCTGTATTACCTCCCATTTTAGACCACCACTTGCTGAAAATCCACTTGTTTGTGAGATGGTTGATGCACCTCTATCAATCTGTGTACCAATGGCAGACATATCTGATAATGCTGCAATTGTAGAAGATGCTGCTATGGTATATCGACCCTCGGCTGTCATAGACGAGGTTTGAGCTATTGTTGCAGAGCCTCTATCAATTTGAGTACCTACAGCACTCATACCAGAAGTTTGTGCTATTGTGCTTGAACCAAGATGGACTCTATGGCCCACACTGGTCATGCCACTGGTTTGTGCTATGGTTGCAGATCCACGATCAACTTGAGTACCAATTGCAGACATTCCAGATGTCTGTGCAATGGTTGCAACACCACGATCTATTTGTCTGCCTATTGCAGACATAGATGATGTTTGAGCGGATGTAGCTACGCCAAGTTGAAAAACAGGTTGTCCGTAATGAGACTTCCCGTAACCGCCATATCCATAGCCTACTGAGGCCATGTTATTAAGCTAATGTGATGTCTAAATCACCAGCATCAAATCTGAATACATCACCAGTTGTTACAGGTTTAGATGTATCTAAGTTTGCATAAGCAAGTAAGTTTCCACCAGTTAAGGCATCTAAAATACCTACTGCAACTACAGTTCCGTAATCGGCTGTAGCTGTTGGATATTCAACTGCTGCTGCATTTGTCGCTGTTGTGGGGGATGTGCCTGAGACAGTAAAAGTAGAGGTTTGTCTTGCATAAGCTCCACCTGTTACTTCAGTACCACCACCAGTGTCATCAGGTGCTACTGTATACAATGCAACATAATGTGTTACAGGTGCAGTGTAGTTTGTGCCACCAAATACATGGTTAAGTACCTTGTCTTCTAAATAATCACTAAATCCAGCCATTTTCTATACTCCTAGTTATTACCAAAATAATAAATATCTTTTCTGCGTTTTCCGTAAGTTCTTCTTCTTTGCATTAAAGAACCTTTAGCAAACTCAGCTTTTTCTTGCTCTAGTCTCATTTCTTCTAAAGCCTTCTCGAACTGTGCTGTAAATAGTGGCACTCGTTCATCTTCCATTAAATAGATAGAAGCGTGTTTTAATGATCCATAAAGGTAAGCATCTGGATATCCTGTGGATAAAAAGTTACTCGTATTAGAATCGCTTAACGCATCTATCTTTCCGTAGTAGGTTAATTGTACTGTATAACTTCCGTCTGGGGTAGGTGCAAATTCAATTGAATCATCTACCAATGCAAAATAAATAGGTTGCCCTGTTACATTGTCATTAGACTTTCTATAAACATCCATGGATTCAATGGATTGTTGAAACAATGGTGAAAAATCACCGCTATCAATTTGTAAGTTTATGGCTTCTAACCAATCAGTTGGTACTGCAAGATATTGACCCGTAAGAGTTGCAGTGGCTCTTTTAATCATGCCTTTAACTCTTAATCTGCGGTTAAATTCTGATTCTGTGCTATCTATAAATGAATCAATTACATCTGTTAAATCTGAACGATTTAAGTAACTTGCGATATTAGATTTTAATTCTGCGTATGTCATAGTTTACCTTGCCATGTTCTAAAGACTTTATTGTCTGAGTTGTTTAACCATCTTCTCCATGCACTCATATCATTCGCCCATCCTTCTCGACAAGCTCTTTGATATACAACCAATGGCACTTCTGCCACATGGCGAAGATCTTTACCTGGCTTAACATTCTCTGCAATGTTTTTACAATGTTCGATTACTGGACTTACATCTTGAGTGGTATGAAATATATCTTTACCACCCTCAGTAATAAACTCGTTAGTAAAACCAGTCTTATGATCTATAACAGTTCTTTTAGCCATGCAAGAATTTTAACACAAAAAAAAGGGATGCCGAAACATCCCTTTAAGGTTCTTAACCGAGAACTTAACTTACATTAAGGTCAGCAACGATACCATGAGCAGCTTCGTTGGATACTTCCAATCCATACTCAACCACGATCATTTTGGTCATTGCATCGCCTATTGTAGCAATGTCAACTGTTTTGAAATCACGCAAGTAAGATACTTTTGCATACTCAGGATCAACCAACAGTAAAGATCTTTCTCTTGATCTGTTTGATGGAACGATTTTCAGTTCACCAAAGTCAGATGAGTAGATAGATACTGATGCTTCAACTGTGTTTGCATCGATCATTTGTCTTGCTTGAGTTCTACCTGTGAAACCAGAGATAACTTGTTTGTTATGTGGGCCACAAATAGCTAATGATGGCTCACCACCATTTTCAAAGCAAAGTTGTAGAACATCTTTTAAAAGATCTTCTGTTAGATCTCTTTGAGTTCCGTCTGTTGGAGCAGCACCGCCACCAGTAGAAGCACCTGTAGCACCTCTTGAATCGTTGGATGTAATCCAAGACTCAAAACCACCAGTTACACGAGCAGTTGAAGCGTCTCCAGTTGTTTTGTCGCCATTTTGACAAAGAGCTTCTTCCATATCTCTCTTAAGAGCTTTAGACATGATAGCTAGTTGGTGAGCCATTTCTGATCTCTTACCAGCAGGGTCTGAAGACTCTTGTGAGCCTGATACAGTTGCATCTCTTTTTGAAATCATAGCAACATTGCTAACTCTGGTTGTTGCAACTGAAGCAGATCTTGAAAGTTCAAAACCCTCTAGCTCTCCTGAAGAATCTGGAGTTGCTAATACTTCTGTTTGCCAATCAAAGACAACATTGTTAATACTTCTTTTTCCAATTGATGACATAAACGGAGTTTGCATTGGAGAGATGTTGTAAATGATATTACTTAAATCTTCTCTGTCTGAAGTCGCGCTGTATGTATCAAATGCGTTTGTTACTTTAGCCATTATATTTACCTATAAAATTATTTTAAAAATTGTTCAAAAACTTTAGCAGCATCTTGGACTTTTCCAGTTTTTGCTAAAACCTGTTTTGCTCTTTTCGCTGGTGCTACCGATTTTTTTCTGGTAGTCGTTCCAGGTCGGGCAACTCTTGCAGGTGCTTTTTGTGTTGGCTTTTTCTTTGTGGCTTCAACTGTTTTAGAGTTTAACCAAGCATTTCTTAAACCAAGCAAAGCACGATAGTCATAAATTGCATCCATTTCTTGAGACGAATATCCCAAGACATTAATACCATAGTCGCGAATTGCTAGTTTCTCTTTCGAGGCAACTTCTGCATTTTTCCATTCTGGTATGATTTCAAGAAGTTTTTGCTGGCCTTCTTGCACTTGTTGTGCAATTAGTTGTTGCTGTTGAGCATATGATTCCTGTTGGAGTCTTTGCTGTTCAGCTTGTGCAGCTTTTAACTTTTCTTTCTTTTCATCCCAGAGTTGTTTTTCGCGTACAAATGCTATCGGATCATCATTGTATAAACTATCCCAATCTGGTTCGTTTACCAATTCGCCCTGTAATTGGGCTTCCATCTTCGGTAACAACTGTGCGTAAATCGCATCTCTTTGAGCAAGTTCTTGGGCTTGTTGCTCAATCGTTTTTCTTTGATTGGCAAGTTCCTGTGTCTTCCTCGTATAATCTTGTTGGCGTGAATAACCATTAATGAGTTCGTCCTGCGTGACCTCTATCTCTTCGCCATCAACTGTGACTCTGTAGACGGGTTGCTCTTCTACCTCTTCAACTTCCGTTTCTTCTTCACCATCTTCTTCGTCATCGTATTCAAGATCTTCTTCATCGACAA